TAACCTCAGCAGTAGCTAGGATACCTTCTACAATAGGATTACCTGCTGGAGATTTGATACCTTCAGTTAACTGGGTAGGATTTACCTGAAACGCTTGGGTTTCAATTAGTACTTGTTTCATTACTTAATGTCGCCGTATCCGCTTGCTTTATATTTTCCTTTTGCTTCTTTAGGAGTACCTAAACCTGGAGCTTCTTTAGTGTAGCCAATTCCTTTAATTCCAAATGCAGCATTTTCTACATAATATGAACGGTTTTTAGCTAAATTTTTTCTTACGATTTCTTTTAGTTGATCAATAGTTTTATCAACATTTTTAGGATCTTTCATTTCAGCATAGTATCCTTCTAAAAACTCTTCACCGTATACGTTATCGATGTTTTCAAGATTTAATTTATCAAATCCATATTCAGCTTTTTTATCTCTAACTTCTTTAGAAACTTCTTTTTCTACAGATTTAGTACTTTGAACACCCATTGGTTTTGGGGGTTTAACAGGATTTTCTTGTTGTGAAGCATATGTTGGACCTACACCTGTAGCTACGTTATATTCCTCATTTACATAAGAATTAAATGCTTTAAAGGGATCGAATGCTGGTTTGGATACTACACCACCACCTACTTTAATTTCACTAATAATTCCTTTTTGTTTTAAAATTTTTGAAGCTTCACCGTATGTAGCAAAGTTAGTAACATATTCCGGGAATAATCTGCGAGCAGATTTTAAGAACATATCTTTATGTCCTTTGCCTTCTTGGATTAAATTAAATTGTTCTTGTAAAGTTTTCATGTTACTTATTTAATAATTCTTCGATATCGTTTAAATAGTCCATAATCAAATCTGTAGGGGTAACTACAGTATAGGATCCGGGATTTTCATTATAGTATGCTATTGTTTCGTCTTTAGCTCTATCAATAGCTGGGTATAAACTGTTTAATCTAGCTTCAATAGCTTTAAAAGCAGCAATGCGTTCCTCTTGATATTTTTTTACATCTTGAGGTTGATTAAAAGCTCTTTCTTTTAGTTTGTACTTATACATACCTATAAATATTATTCTTTTCCCCAGAGGTATTTAGTATCTATTGCCTTAGATTGAGCAGCTAATTTTTTGCTATTAACAGGTTTAAAACCAAACGCTTTAGTGTAATAGTTATTTTTTACACCCGTAGCTCCTGCTTTAGGACCTTTACCTAATGAAGCACCGGGACTAGCTTCACCTAACTTTTTCATTTTAGGGGCTAATTTAAATGCAAATGGTGTAGCATATTGTCCACCTGCTCCAGAAGAAAACGAACCTGCTCCAGCTCCACCACCAGTACCCGACATTTCAAACATACCCTTAATCTTTTGGTATTCTGAAGGATATTTATTGCGCATGTGGGTTCTAAGATTATTTCTTAGTTTTCTAAATTCCTGATAGATTTCTCCAAATTTAGGGTCATTGATTATTTCAGGATCAGTAGCGATAGTTTTTAAGGTATCTAAAGCACGGTTAATATCCTTTAAAAGAATTTCAAAATCAGGAACGTATATTACGTCTGATTCAAATTCTTTCTCACCACCTGGTGTAGGTTTAAGGATGAATTTTCTTCCTCTTGCTACTTCTTTGATTTTATTGGATAACCTGTCCATTGGCTGCTTTAAGTTCTTCTACGAGTTCGCAGTATTGGAGTAAGTCAACTATATTTTCGTTTTTGATAGGTTGATTTTTTTCTATCTCAACGATAAGAGGTAGTACCTCCTGTAGTTTAATTTGTACAGCTTTGTCTGTGATATTTTTGCTAATCTTAGTTAACTCTTCTTTCAACATTTCAATTCTGTTGTTGTAGAAAGTTCTTAGCTTTGGAGTTGAATCTACTGAAGTAATAAATTCTTTAAGTACCTCTTTTTGTGATTCGTGTAGGTCTGAATATTTACCGTTGAATTTTTCTAATAGAATCTTATAAGTTAACATTCTTATATCCTTATCGTATGTTTGAAATTCTTGTAAAACTTCGTCTTTTACTTTTTCTTGATCAACTGGTCCTAATGTAAGATGTTCTAGGATTGTATACTTGTTAGATACAATTTGATCGGGGCTGATTAACTCAGATGATTGTTGAGCTTCAGTTAATGTATAAAAAGCTGCTTGTGTTTTATAATTAGGTAGTTTTGTTTTAAAGAACTCATCTAAATTATAGTGCTTTTTAATCTCGTTAATAAGGTTATATTTTTCTCTTTTAAGAGTTTTTCTATTAAGCTTATTAGCTGATTCTAATAGGGTTTGAATAAGTAGATTTGAACGAGTTTCGTTTAACTTTTTGCTTTTAGTTAATGTCTCGTATAATTTAAGTTCTCTACCTAACTCGCTTTTTACAAAAAATTTCTTGATAATATTTAATGCAGGAGATTGACCACCGTTAAGGGTGTCTGCCGTTACTTGACGTACCAGCAGTTCAAATAGAATACCCGTATTTTTATATTTCGAATGTTTAATATTCATTCCTATTAGGATTTATTATAAATATATTAAGATATTTAGTCAGTCAAATTAGACTCATCTAATAGCGATTCTTTAGCTTTATCGCTTTGAAATACTAGTTTCTTTTGAAGATTTTCTAGTAATACTTTATTTTTAGCTAATTCAATTTTAGTACCTTCAAGTGCTAAAGGTGAACCACCTTTAAAATTAGTTTTGATAGATACTTCAGTATCGTCTACTTTCATATCTTTTCTACCTAAACGATCACGTCCAAAAGCATTATCTTGAGTATTGATGTTAGATGATTTTTCTTTAGGACGACCTAATTCAGCTTTTTCATCGTATCCATCTGGTAGTGAATTATCTTGGTATCTTTCTCTTCCGTATAATGAAGCTAAATCGTGTGGGGTACCATATGAACGACCTGTTTCAACAGGATCATTACCTTCTTCGGCAATTTGGGTATTGCGGAAAGCACGTTTTTGGTCTTGAATAATCAAATCTCTGTACTCATCGTACTGATCCTGGCTAAACTGGAATACGTTATCGTAAATCCAATCTGTTGGGATAATTTTAGTATCTAGCATTTCTTTAGCTAAAGCTACTTTTTCTTTCAACAATGCAACTTTTTCTTGTTCTGCAATGATTGAAGGAGTAGTTAACTTAAGTTCAAAATTAGTTAATTGATCACCATCATATCCTTGAGTATAAAGATGTACTAAAGCAATCTTGTAAAGCTCAGATAATAGGATTCGTTGAATACGATCAATTGTACGAGCAAAGCGAATATCTTCAGCTGCTAATGTAGCTTTACCAGTTAAATCTTTTTCGTAACCCATGAAGGCTTTAGGTACCTTAAGAGCAGCAAATAATTTATCTCTTAGGTAAGCAACGTCTTCAATGCCGTTGTATTCTAGACCTTTTGTAGTATCAATCTTAGTTGCAGTATCATTACCTCTTACGGGGATATAAAAATCCTCAAGTAGGTTCTGCATGTTGTACTTTAAGTTATATTCACCTGTTTTTTCATCCATCAATGGAGTTTTCTTCATTGTGTTGATAGTTTTCTGCATAAATGCTTCAACTTCTTGGGGTGGAATATTACCTACGTTAATGTAGAAAATACGTTTTTCTGGGGCGCGAGCAATTCTATGAATAAGCATCGCGTCTTCCATTAAAATATATTGTTTAAATAAACGACGACCTGGTTCTAAGTATGAGCGACCATAGGGAAGATAGTTTACATCCGTTAATAAACGGAAGTGAGCTATCTCGTAATTATCAAATACAATCTGATTATCAGTAGGTTTAGTATTTGGAGTTGAATAATAACCTGAACCACCAGTATAGTAACCATCTGGTGAATAAAGGAATTGAACTTTAGCTGGGTTTTCCGGGTCAAAGTTTTCGCGTCTTTGGATATGGTATGCGGTATATGGGATTACATTATAAACTCCATACTTTTCTGCAATTTCTAACTTTAAGAAGAAATCACCGTACTTACACATTTGGCGAGTCCAAGACCAAAGGTTAAATTCAATATTAAGTACATCGTAGAATAGGTTATAAAGAATTTTTTGGATGTCATCATCGCTACTTCTAATTTGAAGTACTTCACCCATATCATTCTTTAAAGTACATTCGTCAGATATAATATCAAGAGCAGAAGCTACAATAGCATCTGTATCCATTGTATCGTAGTCACTATATAGGTAAGTTCTAAGATACTGGTATTGTAGGTTAAATTGCTGACCTAAAAGAGATGTAGCAGCTGGATTAGTGTAAATTTTTCCAAATCTATCTACTAAAGAGTTTGTTTGAAATTCACCACTAGTTTGAATGTGATCAGTATCAACTACTTTTAGCTGACTTCCCCCTTCGTTCCTGATGATTACATCAGTTGAAAAGAGTCTTCTTAATCTTGAAAATATACTAGTATCAGCCATTGCTTATTTTATTATCATAAATATCAAAGGAGCCAACGGAGGTCTTCCTGTTGGTTTCCTATTTTTTGTGTGTAAGGATTTTGAACAGCATTACCTGAATATGCCCCTCCTTGTGTTTTTGTCATACTACCTAGAGCTGCTCTAGTCATATCTAAACCTTGCTGTTGAAATTTAAGTGAAGTATCTCTCAACAACATGCCAATACCAAACGACATTACCAAGTCATCATTATATCCGCCTTGTGCTTCTGGACGTCCGTTTTTCCAAATGAATACTTTCATTTCTTCTAGTAAACGTTTGGATTGGATCGTTACAGAATGATCACCAACATATTCTCTAAACTTGTTTACCACTAGTGGCCTAGTTTTTAAAGACATTGTAAAACCAGGGGTTAAATTGTTGCCGTTTTCATATCGGTTAAAATACGACTCAGCTGTCACTAAGTCACTCTTAGGTGACTGATAAAAGTTTTGATAACCACGTTCTATAACAGTTTCGATAGTTGCCCAGCCCACTGATGCATTTTCTATCACTAGTAAAGCATTATTGTATTCAGAGGCTAGACCTACAAGAAAATGTCCAAATTCTTTTGGCGATAGTTGTCCTTTATATTCAGCAACTTGTGTGTTAGTTTCAATATCCATTACGTGACATGCCGAAAAGTCTCTACCATCTCCCCTAGCTACGTCAGCTACTACCATGTAATCTCGCGTATAAGAGGCAGGTTCCCACACCCATAGGTTTTTGTCTGCTCCGCGTCTTTCAACTGGTTCTTTAATGGTTGTTTGCGAGATAAACTCAATCCATTCTGAGTAAAATACTGTTTCACCTGAAGTGCTAAAGTCACAGTCACATTCCTGTGCTGCCATTCTAGGATCACCTAAAAGTTCATCTTGTCGTTTCCTCCAAGCCTCGTCCCTCTCCGGGTGTACGTACCAAGGTAACTTGATAGGTAAAAAGTCGTTCTCCTGTGCTTCCGCTCTCACCCATTGTTGGTGAAACCAGTTTCCAGTTCCATAAGGGGTTGAGAGTACTATTGCTCCACCACCCGTTGCTAGTGTTTGTTGTGCTGATGCCCATATTTCTCCAATGTTTTCAATAAACGCGGCCTCATCCACTATAAGCAAAGATACTGCTTCTGATCGACCTGCGTCACCAGCTG